TGAAGGCAAACTTGGCATCGCCAACATTTACTGGTACAGTAAGCGGTATCACAGCCGCAATGGTCGGCTTAGGTAACGTAGACAACAAATCTAGCGCAACAATTCGTGGTGAACTGACATCTTCTAACGTGACAACAGCACTCGGATACACCCCCCTCAACCCAGCTAATACAATAGCCGCTGGAACATTCTAAGGAGTAATTAATATGGCCGCCACAGGATTTACGCCCGTATCCCTCTACTATAGCGCTACCGCTTCTAACGTGCCACTCGCCGCCAACTTGGTGGCTGGTGAGCTTGCGATGAACACCAATGATGGAAAATTATTTTTCAAGGACAGCTCCGGTGTTGTTCAGACTATGGCCTCTAAAGCCACTGGTTCTATCGGTGGTTCTACTACCCAAGTCCAATTCAACAACGCTGGCGTATTGGCTGGTTCTGCTTCTCTGACATGGAGCGGCACAGTATTGACCTCTTCGGGCTTTGCTGGCCCATTGAACGGTACTGTGGGTGCTACTACTGCTAATACTGGTGCGTTTACTACTGTTTCTGCTTCGGGCAACGTAACCCTTTCCGGCGGCACAGCCAACCAAGTTCAATACTTGAATGGCAGTAAAGTCCTTACGGGTTCTGCCAACATGACATTTGACGGCACTACGCTGACTGTCAACGACTTTGCCGATTCTTCCCTAACAACTGGTCGAGTGGTCTACACCACCACTGGCGGCAACCTTACATCTTCTGCCAACTTGCTATACAGCGGCACTGACCTGACTGTTTACGGCCTCACAGTAGGACGTGGTGCAGGTGCTGTGTCTAGCAATACTGCGGTGGGAAATCTCGCATTGGCTTCTGCAAATACTGGAACCACCTTGACTGCGCTGGGATATGGAACATTGAACTCCAATACTTCTGGTACGGGGAACACCGCAGTCGGTTCATCGGCTTTGGTTGCAAATACTACTGGCGGTAGAAATACGGCTGTTGGTTTAAGCGCATTAGCTGGAAATACGACGAGCGCATCAAATACTGCCATTGGATATACAGCATTAACCACTAACACAACTGGAGCAAGTAACACCGCGATGGGTGATGGAGCATTGGCGCTTAACACCACCGCCAGCAACAACACTGCTGTAGGTTATCAGGCGGCTTACTCAAATACGACAGGCGCATCAAACACTGTTTTGGGTTATCAGGCTCTTTATACCAACGTCACTGGGTCTAACAGCGTGGCTGTGGGTTATCAAGCACTCAAAGCATTTGCGCCCTCCAACAATGCTAGAAACACGGCTGTTGGCTTTCGGGCAATGGAAGCTACAACAACTGGAGTTGGTAATTTGGCTGTTGGTTCTTTGGCGTTGTTTTCCAATACAACAGGTTCTGCCAACGTGGCACTTGGTAGTGATGACGGCCCCGGCAACTGGACTGGGCCTATGCAAAGCAATACAACTGGCGGTGAAAACATTGCTATTGGTGGTGCGGCATTGCAAGCAAATACCACGGCAAACAGAAACATCGGTATCGGTTATGGCGCAATGCGTGCCAATACTACTGGTGCTAATAATATTGGCATTGGAAGTATTGGTGGAAATTTGGGAAATGCGGTTCTTGGCGCTAACACCACTGGTAGCGGTAACCTCGCAGTTGGCGTAGAAGCTCTTGCATCAAATACCACTGCTAACAACAACTTGGCAGTTGGCAATAACGCAATCCTTCTTAATACCACAGGAACGCAAAATACGGCATTAGGTCATAGCGCACTTTTCAGCAACACCACAGCCTCTGACAGTACTGCTATAGGTTATCAAGCCGCATACCGAACTACAGGCGATGTAAACATTGCGATTGGTAATACCGCGCTAATCGGGGCTTCTGGCTCAACAGGGCGCTGGAACGTGGGCGTTGGCTATGGGACGATAGCTGCCCTGACAACTGGTCAAATTAACACAGCAATTGGCCATCAAGCCCTTGCCGCAAACACAAGCGGTAGCTCAAACGTGGCTGTTGGTGGTGGCTTACCGGGGTCAGATACTGCTGCTTTGAGAAGCAACACCACGGGCAACTACAACACCGCTTTGGGAACTTCGGCCCTCCAAGCCAACACCACAGCATCTAGCAACACTGCTGTAGGTTATCAGGCTGGGTATAGTAATACTACAGGAACAGGTTTAGTTGCTGTAGGATATCAGGCGTTAGATGCAAATACTACTGGAAACCAAAATACTGCTATAGGTATGGCAGCGCTTGGAGCCAACACTACTGGAAGTGATAATATTGCTTTAGGTTATTCAGCCTTAGCTGCAAATACAACTGGGCAACAAAATACTATCGCTGGCTCTTATGCGGGGCCTGTTATTACAACAGGCAGTTACTGTACTGCATTTGGGTCGAATGCTTTACGATTTACAACCACAGGTTCAAATAATCTTGGTGTTGGGTATGGTGCGGTTGGTAGCAACACCACAGGTGGTGAAAATACTGGTGTTGGGTATGCTGCGCTAGGCTCCACTACAACAAGCACTGGTAATACCGCTGTTGGTCATCAAGCCTGTGGCCTTGGAGCATCAATGAGTGGTGTTGTTGCAGTTGGCTATGAAGCAGCGTATCCTAATACAGCTAGCAATATTGTAGCAATAGGCTATCAAGCACTTCGCTCCAACACCACAGGCTCAAGCAATAATGCTGTTGGTTATCAAGCGGCTTACGCAAACACAACAGGAATTGACAACACCGCTGTCGGGTATCGGGCGCTGTATTCAAATACAACTCAAAACTATCAAACTGCTGTGGGGTATGAAGCCTTGGCCTCCTGTACTTCTGGCAACAGCAACACAATGATTGGAAGACAGGCCGGATACAGTATCACATCTGGTTCTAGCAATACATTTGTTGGAGGTAGGTCAACTGCAAACGGAAACACTTGCGGTTATTCTGTTACAACAGGAAGTAATAATGTAATTATTGGCAACTACACAGGTAACAACGGTGGCCTAGACATCCGCACAGCAAGCAACTACATCGTGCTGTCTGATGGGGATGGGAATCCACGGCAGATTATCAACTCTGCTGGCGGCACTCAGTTTAATGCTGGCATTAGCGTTGGTGGAACTGGGCCAGCATCGGAAGGTTCTGGGGTTAAGTTTCCCGCAACTCAAATAGCATCTGCTGACGCCAACACGCTAGATGACTATGAGGAGGGGACTTTTACTCCCGTCCTTGAGGGAACAACATCGGCAGGAACTGGTACATATACCGCCCAAGCTGGTGCATATACAAAAATTGGTGATAGAGTGTTTATTCAATTAACATTGCGATGGACTGCACATACAGGCACAGGCAATATGAGAATTACTGGGTTGCCATTTACTTCAAATAATTCTCAAGTTAATCCAAGTGCTTACACTTGCTATTTTAACAATATTGCACTAACAGCATTAAATTATCCCTTGGCAATACAAGACCAAGGAACCGCCATAATTATTTTGAGACAAGGGCCAACAGGCGGTGGTAACGAGACAAATATACCAATGGATACCGCTGGAGACATTAACGGTATGACAGGAAATTATCGAGTTTAATTAACTAGGTCGGATGGCTTAGTCGGACACATTTTTAACAAAGAGAGGAAATTATCATGGCATTAACTAAACAAACTGTAGTAGACCAAATCACTGTGATTGAGAACGGTGTTGTTCTCTATCGTGAGGCAACTCGCATCATGGAAGACGGTCAGCAACTGAGCCAAACCTACCACCGCACAAGCCTGACACCAGCACAAGACCTTACTGGTCAACCTGCTAATGTCGTGGCTATCTGCAATGCAGCATGGACACCTGAAGTCATTGCGGCTTATCAAGCGGCTCAAGAAGCCAAGTAAAGGAAATATCATGTCTGAAATCATTGAACAAATCACCGCAGAAGAAATCGCTCGCCACTACAGCGCAGCTATGGATAGCGTAAACCTCATCAACGCAGGTCAACCCGAAGATATGTCTGACGAAGACTGGGCTGATTGCTTGAAAAGGAACGTTGATCACTTAAAAATTATGGTTGCTAAAGACTTCATGCAAGACCAAGACCTTGCACCCCTGAAGGCTGCAATTAAATAACGGGAAGCCGCCACCCGACCTTGGCGGCACATTGAAAGGAACTACGATATGGCAAACAAACAGCCCCAAATCGTGACAATCGACGGAGTTGAGTACGACGCTAATGACTTTACGGAGCAACAAACCGTACTGTTTCACCATTGTGTGGATTTAGACCGCAAGATCGGCTCAACTCAATTCCAACTGCAACAATTGAACGTCGGTAAGGATGCGTTCTTGACTATGCTGAAAGAAGCATTGAAAGAGCAACCTGCCGAGGCAGAGGTAAAAGAATGAGCGATGTAAATTCAGCTATTGCCGCAGCGGCATCGGACGCATTAGTAAGCCAAGTGACTGGAAAGAAGTTCTATCTTTCTAAGACCTTCTGGGTGAACGTAGTCTGTGCCGCCGCGCTCGGTCTTCAAATGCGCTATGGTTTTGTGATCGGTGCTGAACTGCAAGCTCTAGCGCTTACGGCGATCAACCTTGGTCTGCGTAAGATTACAAATCAACCCGTAACTTGGTAATAACATGGACGCCCAAACACTCATTAACGTCGGTCTCGGATTCTGCATGGCAGTTTGCGGATGGTTTGCTCGTGAGCTTTGGGCGGCTGTGAAAGACTTAAAGTCCGATCTTGCCAAGCTGCGTGAAGAGATTCCTAAAGTCTACGTACAGCGCGATGACTATAGAGAAGACATGCGCGACATCAAGGAAATGTTCAACAAGATCATGGACAAGCTAGAACTGAAGCAGGATAAGTAATGGACACCATAGACATCCTAGCTAAAGTTTGGCCTCTCTTATTAGCCTTTGTTAGCCTTGTGATTGTCCTTGCAAAGCTTGATAACCGAGTCGCAGTCCTTGAGGAAAAGGTAAAAGTCTTGTTTGAGCTGTATAACAAAAAATGATCACTCTGCTTTCAACTATCGTCTCATTCTTAATGGGCGGCCTACCTAAGCTCCTTGAGTTTTTTCAAGATAGGTCGGACAAGAAGCACGAGATAACTTTGGCCCAAATGCAAATTGAACGGGAGCTTGAGCTTAAAAAGTTAGGCTACGACGTTCAGGAGCAAATTGAGCACATTAAGTCTGAGCAGCTTCAAATTGAAACCGCGTCGCAAGAGAAGCAAGCTCTAATCGGCGCCCAGCAAGCTGAAATGCAGACTATATACGCCCATGACGTAAGTTTGAATGAAGGGACTAGCCAATGGATGCACAACCTAAGAGCAAGCGTTCGGCCCGTGATTACTTACGGGTTCTTCTTTCTTTTGGTGGCCATCGACGCCTGCCTCGTCTATCATGGTATAGCTTCTGGCGTATCTTTTGACAAGTTGGCAGAACAGTTGTGGGATAACGAAACCCAAACGCTTTTTGCGGCCATAATAAGTTTCCACTTTGGTGGCCGAGCCTTTGGGAAATGAACGTCAGCCCCAAAGCCATCAAGACGGTGATGCACCATGAAGGCGTACGACAGAAGCCATATAGATGCCCGGCGCGGCTCTGGACTGTCGGTGTGGGCCACGTTTTGTACCCAGAACAGGGTAAACTCAAGATAGAGGACCGAATGTCCTTTCCCCTTAAAGAAGAGGATAATCGGACCTTTTCGATGGAGGAAGTAGATGGAATTCTTCGCACAGATTTGGCTCGCTTTGAGCGGGGTGTGGCACAGTATGTTCCCGTACCCCTTACCCAAGGTCAGTTTGATGCTCTTGTTAGCTTTAGCTTTAATGTTGGTTTGGGCACATTACAGCGAAGCACGCTGCGTCAGAAGGCTCTTAGAGGAGATTTCAAAGGAGCCGCGGAAGAACTCCTAAAGTACTGTATGGCTGGGGGTAAAATACTCAAAGGCCTTCAGAACCGAAGAATTGACGAGCGGGCGTTGTTTTTATCCTGAAGTCATAATAAAATAGCCAAATACTTTAAAGGGGATGCATTGTGACGGTTGCAGCCGTGATGACCTATGACTCGCTGGTCAATGACATCCAAACGTATTTGGAGCGCACTGACACGCAGACGCTCGAAAAGATTCCGCAGTTTATCATGCTTGCGGAACAGATCATTGCGTCCGAAATTAAGTTCTTGGGCAACCTTCAGGTGGTTGAAAGTGCCCTAGTCAAGGGCGAGAACGTCATCCCTAAGCCTGCACGTTGGCGCAAGACTGTGTCCATGAACGTCACCGTGGCTGGAAAGCGCCGCCCCATTCTCCTGCGCACATACGAGTACATCCGTGAGTACTGGCCAGACCCAGCTTTGGAGGACGCCCCTCTGTACTTCTGCGATTATGACTATGAGCACTGGCTTGTAGGGCCTACGCCAGACGACGACTACTCTTATGAGGTCCTGTACTACCAAAGGGTTCAGCCCTTGGACTCCGCAAATCAGTCCAATTGGTTTACTCAGTACGCCCCACAGGCGCTGCTGTACGGGACTCTGTTGCAGGCCATGCCGTTCCTTAAGAACGACGAGCGCATGCCTATGTGGCAGCAGAATTACAGCCAAATTATCGAAGTCCTGAAGACAGAAAACGTCACTCGTGCGGCTGATCGTCAGGCTATTGTGAGGGATTCATAATGAGCTTTACCAGTCCGTTTACGGGTCAGGTGATACAGCCGACTGACGTGTCCTATAGGTCCGTCTCAATTTCTGTTAACACGACCCTGTCTTGGCCAATCAACGGCAGCGCAACCGACAACGCCGCTGCGCGTATTATGGACGTTACGGCCACCACTGCTGGCCTGTCCCTGTCCATGCCGCCTGCAAATCAGGCCTCTGTAGGCTCGGACGCTCTAATACGAAACATCGGCGCCAACACCGTTACCATTAAAGACTACGACGGCAACTCAATTGCAAGCGTGGCCCCTAGCGCCGCACGGTACATCTACATCACCACCAACGCTACTACCGCGGGAACGTGGGGCAACATTGCCTTTGGTGTGGGCTCATCTAACGTAGACGCTGGCGCCTTGGCTGGGTACGGCTTAAAGGCCATCACCAACACCCTAAACGCGGCGCACAACGTCACCACGTTCTCTTCCGCCTATACTGCAATTGATTCTGACCGCGCCTCTTACTACGTTTGGAATGATGGCGCAGGAACCTTGACTCTTACATCAGCCGTTACGTTAGGTAACAATTGGTTTATGATGTTGCGTAATGGCGGGACTGGCACTTTGACCGTGGCCCCCTCTGGTGGAGATTTAATCAATGGCGCCGCTTCTATCTCTCTGCAGCCTTCTGATTCCTGCTTTATCTGCTGCTCTGGCGTGGCTTTCTACACCGTCGGCCTTGGACGCAGTACTCAGTTCAATTTTACGCAACTTACCAAGGCTGTTACATCTGGCAGCTATACCTTAACCTCTGCTGAGGCCTCAAACGTAGTACAGAAGTACACAGGGACCTTAAGTGGTAACGTAACGGTTACCCTTCCGCAAACCGTTCAGGTTTACTACATCACCAACCAGACTAATGGTACGGGTGCGGGCTATCAGATTACCTTTACCACAGGCTCTGGGGGCGGCACTGCAACTGTACCTGCTGGTGAGCAGGTAATCCTGCTTTGCGACTCTGTAAACCTATTAAACGCCTCCACAATCGCTGCGGGTGCCTTGAATGTATCATTGGTCAACGGAACCGTAGCGGCGCCGTCTCTTAACTTTGCTTCTGAAAATTCAACTGGTATATATAGGCCAACTTCAGGTGAATTGGGTATGGCCATCCTTGGCGTTAAGTTGTTTGGCCTGTCCTCTTCTGGTCTCACAATTTCTGGAACGGGAACCTTTACGGGCGGTATCTCTGGCGGAGTGTTCTAATGACCGCAAAAGTCTTTGCACTTGACACCATGCCCGGCGTCCAGCGGGACGGAACCGTCTTTGATAAGCAGTTCTACAATGATGGTCGTTGGGTAAGGTTTCAGCGCGGGCGCCCTAGAAAAATGGGCGGGTATCGCGTCATTTCCGATCAACTAACAGGCCCATCAAGGGGCATTTGGGTTAACGCTCAGAACGCATTTAATTACATCTTCAGTGGTTATAACAATGGTCTGCAAGTGCTGACTATTGACGATAACGGCATTGGAGCTGGGGTTAGCAACTTTACGCTGTCAAACTTTACTGCCTCCAACCTTAACCTTTGGCAGTTTGATGGTTTCTATGACGTTGCTGGAGCTGGGGTGCAGTCGCTGCTTGCACATCCGGGTCAAAACCTTGCATCAATTGACAACGACGCCAACACGCCTGTCTTGATTGGCGACATTAATGGTACAAACATGTCACAGATTGGCACGTTTATGGACACCATTACCTCTACTGGCACTGCCGTGGTGACAATTGCGGCCTCAAACCTATTGATTGGAGCTGGCCAAACCGTTACGGGAACCAGCATCCCAGCCAACACTACTGTACTTTCGGTCTCTACCACCACCGTGACTTTGTCCAACGCGGTCTCTGCTGGAGTGGTTGCGGCCACCTTCAGCAACAACATTAGCGTATCTGGTGGGGTGGTGTCGCTTCACCCTTACGTCTTTGTTTACGGCAACAATGGGCTGATTCAGAACTGCTCCGCTGGCAACGCTCAAGACTGGGTCTCCGCAGACACCAATGCAGTTAACGTGGCCACAGGAAAGATTGTGCAGGGGTTACCCGTCAGGGGTGGATCAAACGCGCCTTCTGGGCTGTTTTGGAGCCTTGATAGCTTAATTCGCGTGTCCTATATCGGCGGAGCTGGAACACCCCCGCAATACTGGCGCTACGACATCATCAGCTCGCAGTCTTCCATTCTGTCTAGCCAATCCGCAATTGAGTATGACGGTGTTTACTACTGGTGCGGAGTAGACCGTTTCTTGATGTACAACGGTGTTGTGAAGGAAATTCCTAACAACATGAACCAGAACTACTTCTTTGACAACCTGAACTATGCTCAAAGGCAAAAAGTTTGGGTCAGCAAAGTCCCGCGTTTTGGTGAGGTTTGGTGGTTCTATCCTAGAGGTGACGCAACTGAGTGTACTGACGCTATTGTCTACAACACTCGAGAAAACACTTGGTACGACGCTGGCCAAGCTTTAGGTGCTCGCCGTTCTGCGGGTTACTTCTCGCAAGTTTTCCGTTTCCCTGTGCAGGCTAATTGGGATACATCCCCGGCGGAAGTTGTTTTTACCGACTCATTTAACACGGTGAGCGCAAGTCAATTCTTGTACTTAGACACATACAACACCCAAGTGGTTTTGGGGCTAATCATTTCTGGGTCAGGCATTCCTGTAAACACTTACGTTACCGCCATAAAGACTAGCAGCATCAAGACATTGGGAGCTATTACTGGAGGCGCAGGATACGTTAACGGCACCTACACAAACGTCACCCTCACTGGTGGCAGCGGAAGCGGCGCAAAGGCTACCGTGACCGTTGCTGGGGGTGCTGTAACAGCCATTACCGTAACATCTAGAGGCGCTGGCTACCAAGTGGGAGATGCTCTGATCGCGTCCAATACTCAGCTGGGTGGAACTGGTGCTGGGTTTTCTATCCCTGTTGCAACTTTGTATGCACAGGGCATTCAGATGTCTGCCGCGGCTACCGTAACGGCTACTGCTTCTCTTACATTCTCCACGCCAGAGAACAGAATTGAAATCCTCCAACATGAGATTGGAACCGACGCCATCAACGGGCAGAACGTCAGTGCCATTGAGAGCTACTTTGAGACTAACGACCTAGGATTGGTTTCTGGAGGCCCATCACAGCCTACCGCGGATGGCCAAAACAGATGGCTGCGTTTAGAGCGCGTGGAGCCTGACTTTGTCCAGTCTGGTGACATGTCCTTAATAGTGACTGGCCCTCCATTTGCTCAAGGCGCCGATAAAGAGTCTGACCCGTACGTTTTTGGACCCAATACTGGCAAAGTTGACATGCGAGAGCAGCGAAGAGAGTTGAGGCTTAAGTTTATTTCAAACACTGCTGGTGGTGACTATCAGCTCGGTAAGCTCTTATTAAGCGCCGAAATTGGCGACGCGAGGCCATATGGCCCTTAATCCTGCTCAAGTTTATGACCCGCGCTATCACACGTTTGAGTCGTGGGCGTCGCTTATGTGCGAGCTGTATGCGGCTCAACAGTTGGAAATACCAACGCAGCACACGGATTGGAGAGTTTGGGGAAATGGCCTAAACGCAATCGACGTATTTTCTAATGAGGCAACGCCAAGAACCGATCAGTACGAAGATTGGTACTATTGGGCGGAGGCTATGGTGGCGGCAGTTAACCCAGCGACGCAAACAACATGAACTGGTGCAATGATTCACAGGTCTATACCCGTTTTTATAACGGTTTGAGCATTCTTTTCCCTGCGTGGGAGAAGGCTTTTGTGTCTGTTGCAAAGCACCACCTAGCGAGCCTGCATGACAAAGAACTATCGCAACGCCTTGATCAATTCATCAAGGAGGAGCTGGCCCACGCAAGCGCACACGAAGCCTACAATGCCCGCGCTGGATTGACTCAAGAGGCGAACTTTGAGTTTGACAAGGCCTCCATCATTCACCGCCGCCCCGGCAACAAGCTTTGGCTTGGGGCTATGGTTTCTATTGAGCACCTTGCGGCCTGCATTGGCCGAATGATCCTTGACCTGCATGGAAATTGTTCTGGGCGCGAGCACAAATTGTTTGCTTGGCATTCACGCGAAGAGATTGGACACAAGGACCTTGCTATCGACCTTTGGCGCAGTTTAGGTTACTCAGATGCTGACTTACGGGCAATTGCAAGGCAAAATCAAGCCTACGTCATCAAATTCATTGTGGGCTACACACTCAAAGGCGTCAGCTTTAAGCGCCTGAAAGACTGGACTGATCTTGCTCATTGGTCGTGGCACATGACAACCAAGGTATTTGTTCCCATGCTGAAAATTTATTTGCCAAAGTTTCATCCTAACAAAGTGGACGATAGCCGTTACTTGGAGATACCAGCATGATAGGCATTCATCCAGTCAGCTCTAAAAAGCACATGCTTCAGCCTAATGACATATTTTTGGTGGCTGCGCATGAGTACAAGCAAGGTCTAGAGATGTGCAAGGCTGCGGCTAAAAAAGCAAATATCACGCCTGAGCGCTTGTCGTACACCATTATGCTTAAAGAGTACAGTGACCCAAAACTTCTTAGAGTAAGGGCTGGGAACACCTTATTCACAATTGCCGCTCTTCCAGAAAGAACAGGGTTTATTCGTGGTTATAACGGCGATACTGGAGAAAACTACGTCAACAACATTATTGAGTTTATTCAATCAGCAAGAAAAATGGGCTTTGATAAACTTTTTGCGCACACAACAACCGAGGCTTTAAAAGCATTAAAGCTTGCTCTTAAAAAAGGTAAGTTTGAAGGTGCAGAATCTAATTATGATTCAACCTCTAAAATGTTTACGTTCACCACTGGTGAACCAAGGGGTGAATAATGGGATGGGTTAAACAAACTACTGGTATTGATATAGGAAACCCTCTTGGGAGCGCTTCTGATCTTATAACGAATACTTTCAACGCGGCCGTTAATACTGTAAATACGACCTTTAATACTGTGCAGGCCATCTTAAAAAATCCACTTCCTGTTGTGGCTCAGGTGGTTGGGGCTAGTTTTGGTGTTCCTCCTTACGTAACAGCCGCAGTTATTGCAGGAGTTCAAGGTGGAAACATAGGCGATATGGCTAAGAGTGCCGCCCTGTCCTATGCATCATCAGAGCTTATGAGCAGCACACAACTTGGCGCAGACATTAAAAACTATGCCGTAAATATGCCCTCTGGTGACATAACAGACTGGGCTATGGAAAACTTCAACCTATCACCCGATCAGGCTGTGATGGTTGCAAAGGCCTCATCCGCCGCATTGAATTCCTCCGTAATCGGTGGTATCAACGCCGCCTTAACAGGCAGGAGTGTTGCTCAGGGAGTGTCTTCTGGATTTACTTCTGGCCTTATTTACTCTTCTACAGACAGCTACTTCAACTCCGTCAACAAAGACCCCAATTGGGGATTTAGTCCAACAGCCTTAAATGTTATGAAAGGCGCAGCCAGCACAGCACTTAACACGCTGGTGTCTGGAAAGGGCGACCCAGCTCAAACCGTAGGTAACTATATTGCATACGCTGGCGTCAACATGGCTGGCTCTGAAGTGTCTCGCATGGCCAAAGACGCTTATGTAAACCTAACAACGGATACAGAGGCCGCTCAAAAAGCTCAGGATAAATTTACTACTTACAAAGCAGAGCTTGATAGCAAGGCGGTTGAGGCGGAAAACTTGCGTCAGTCTATTATTCAAAGAGACTCTGATTTACAAAAAGCAATTACAGAAAAATATACCCCGTTTAAAACTCAATATGATCAATTAGGTTCTGTAATAAATACAGCCAAGGAAAAATATGATACTTGGAAAGCATCTTATGATGTATGGGTGGACTATTATAATCGCTATGCTCCAGTGCCTTTTTGGGGCAAAAACGAATACATGCAAATGCTTATAAACGGCATTAAAGACCACGTGGTTGTATTAGACGACGAAGAAAAAAGAATTAAAGATAATAGCTTGGCTGCTCAAAAACTATATGAAAATAATAAACCTTTAATTGACTATATTGAGTCAGAAAACAAATTATTACCTCAAAAAGTTGCAGAGTTACAAGCAATTAAAAGCGACATTGAGGCGCCAAATGCAGACGGAACTAACCTAGCTGCAAAGGCAATGGCGGCCTCTAAAGAGTACGAAACCAAGTACGCGGCTTGGTCTAAAACAAAAGCAGCGGCAGACACTGCTAATGAGAACTACACCAAAGCATTGGCTGAGGTGGCAACTCGCAACGCCACGATTGACGCCTTAAACAGCGGCGCAATCAAGGCTACAGAGACTGACGCTGATGGAAATTGGGTATTGAACAACGGCATGACGTTGACCAAAGATGGTAAGTTTATGCAAGACGGCCAACAAGCGTTTACTAACGCTGCTGGCGTAGATCAAAACAAAATTGACTTTAAAGACGCTGGCGGAAAACAAGTTAGCTTTGACGAAAATTCAATTTTTAATACTGCATTTGCTAAATCTCAAGATGCAAGATCATCTTTAATGAACGAGCTAAATCAGTCCAACTTGACATCAGACGAGCGGACTGCTTTAAATGCAGCCATGCAAGATGTTTTTGCACAGTCTTCTACCGCACAGGCATTGCCCGCAACTTCAACCGATGCTTCTACAGGCACAAGTAGACTTGGCTCCGCATTTGCTGCTAACGATCCAAAGTTTCAAATTGCACTTGCCAAGAATCCAAACTTAGCTCGAGCTTTTAACGAGTACACCAATACTTATGGTTTTGCTGGTGTTGCAATGGACGCTAATTATTCAAAGGCGTTGGAGGAGGCGTTATTACAAACTCCAAACGACTCCAACTTGCAAGCTGAATACAAAAAAGTTACAGGGAAAGATTATCAAGCACCAATATCTGAGGCGGAGAGAATAAGGCAAGAAAATGCGGCAAAAGATTTAACACCTCTTACTCCTGTAGATGTAGATAATAGAGATGTTGTAAATGTAGACGTTACAGGTGGAGATACGACAGCAGCCGATACTACAGGAGCCGCTGATATAACTGAAAATACTGGTACTACTGACACTGCTGGAACTACAGGAGCCACTGATACAACAGGAACAACAGGAATCACCGATACAACTGGTATTACTGGTACTACTGATACCACTGGTATTACTGGTATTACTGGTATTACTGGTACTACTGGGACCACTAGCACTACTGGAGCCATTGATAATGTCGGTGCTACTAACACTGTTGGTACTACTAGTGCTACCGACACTGCTGGCGCCACTAACACTACTGGCGCCGCAAATACTACTGGTGCTACTAATGTTGTTGGCAATACTGACACTTCTGGCGCAACACAAACCGCCGCCAATACTGGAACGGCAACAACTAACGCTACTGACACTGCTGGTGCAACACAAAGCACTGGTGCTGCTGGTGCAACAACAGGAACAACAGGCACAACAGGAACGACGAGCACAACAGAAACTGGGACGCAAACCAACCTTGCCGATGTTCAGGCTCAATATGCTGCGCTAACGGCCGCTCAAAAGGCGGAGGTTAACGCTCGCATCCAGCAGGGTGAAAATCTTCAAACCGCAATCACAAATTCGCAAGCTGCAACCCAACAACAAATTAATGGATTAAGTCAAACACAAGCTCAACAGTACAATCAACTGTCGCAAGGTCAACAATCCCTTTACAACCAGCTTGTAGCTCAAGGCGCGTCTCAAACGGATGCACTGAACACAGCCATTTCAGGCGTGCAAGGTCAAATCACGGCTGGTCAACAACAAACCCAGCAGCAAATTACTGGGTTAGAAACAAGCACTCAAGCCAAATTTGATGCTTTGACTGCGGCCCAAAAAGAGTTGGTGGCTTCTCAAGCTAAACAAGGTGTTGACCTTGCTACCGCAATTAACAATGTTTCACAAACCACAACACAGCAAATCACTGATGTAAAAACCAACATCGTTGATATGCAAACTCAATTTAATAATCGTGTTGATGAGTTGATGAAGCAAGGTCAGGACTACCAGACCGCCACAAACACAGCTATTAAAGAAATTGGCACGGGTGTGGCTGGGTTGCAGACTAACCTTACCCAACTTCAAGCGCAGCAGGCGGCAGAAAAAGCAAAAGCAGAAGCGGCCGCCAAAGCGGCTCGAGCAACCAAAGCACAACAAGGAATTTCACAAAACCTTGCAAATGCTGCCGCCATGGTCACCCCAGCGCTTGCTGCTGGTGCTATGGATGAATCTATACCCGGAACTAAAGACATTGGACTTAAAACATCGGGTGAGGCAAAATTTGAAGGACCTCTTGATCAATACCTAAAAATGGTGAAAGAGAACACCTATGTGCCCAAGCCTCAACAACCTCAGCAACAAAATCAACAGGGAGCACCTATGCAAGATGCGCTAACACCTTCACAGCAAGGTTCTGATTATTTTGCTTATGGCCAGCAGCCAGAAATGAACGACCTTTTAGGTGGCTCTTCTGGTGGTGATTTGCTATACTCTAAAGAGGGCGGCCTTGCCGTTCCCATGATGGCTGGCGGCGGCAGTACGCGATACGGCAAATACGCTGGGGGTGGGTTGAATGTAATCAACCACTCTGGCAAGGCTCGCTTAGACTTCAGAAAAGGTGACGCGGTGACGGGACCCGGCGATGGTCAGTCTGACGACATACCCGCCATGCTTGCCGATGGTGAGTTTGTTTTCCCTGCTGACGTGGTTGCGGCTCTCGGAAACGGCTCAACTAAGGCAGGAAGCGATAAACTATACGAAATGATGCATTCCATCAGGGCATATCATAGATCGGCCAAGCCGAAGGACCTTCCTCCTCCGGCAAAAAAGTCGCCGTTGGATTACCTGAAAAAAAGCAAGGCTAGGAGATAACCATGGCATTCACCCAAGGCGCACCGTTACCAGATATTAAACAGACGACGACCACGCAAGACAACGCGCCGTCGTACTACACCAATTACCTGTCTGGTCTGTCTCAGGCTGGCCAGACTGCCATGGGTAAAACTCCACAACAAAGCGTTGCGGGATATGACCCACTACAGACCATGGGCTACTCTAACCTGCCCGCCGCAACAACTTCCTATCAGCCACAGCTGCAAGCCGCACAGAGCACCGCTGCTCAGGCCGCGCAGGGCATTACCCCTGAGCGCATTCAAGCCTTAATGAATCCTTACACCAGCAACGTAGTGGATGAGATGGAGCGACTGTCTCAACAGAACGTGCAAAGGAACCTACTCCCAAGCATGAAGGCTGGTTTTGTAGGTACTGGCGGCCTTGGTGGCCAACGCTACGCAAACGCCCTTGGGCAGTCCATGGCTGACGTTCAGGCTGGTTTGACTGGTCAGCAGTACGGCGCTCTTTCAAAAGGCTACAGTGAGGCTCTAAAAGGCGCCTTAGACGAGGCTCAACTGCAGAACTTAACCGCTGGTACGCAGGGCAAGCTTGCGCAGCAAGAGCTTGAGTCAGGTTTGACTGGAGTCGGCGCATTGACCAAAGCTGGCGCAGAGCGTCAAGCTTACGAGCAGAGCTTGTTGGATCAACCTCTTAAGACTGCTACAACCGCCTCTGGCCTCATGCGCGGGTACACTATGCCTCAGAACCAAACACAGACATTTGTGGGTCCAAAAGCTGGTTCGTATCAAGCGTCAGATTTGGCAAATATTTTGGGGACTATGTCTGCTGTTGGTAGTGTTGCTGGCGGCAAAGGCATTGAAACTATTGCGGGTTTGGGCAAAGACCTCGCCTCATATCTTAAAGGCGCCGCTTCTAGTGTAGGCAACATCCAAGTAGACCCAAATGAATTTGTTGGCGGCAACGCAGCAGGGACGCAACTTTTCTTTGATACGGCAACCAACCAATACTACGATCGAAACGGAAACATAGTTGCAACAGATTGGGGGTCATAAAATGGCCGAACCAAAAACACCATCAGCAAGTTACTTGCCGGGAGACGACCCCGAGGCGATAGAGGCGAACAGGCGCTATCAAGAGGCGCTGACGCTTCTTAACGAGTCTCTTGACACTCGCAAGAACAGGCTGTTCGATCCCACGCTTCTGGCTATGGCGCAGGGGTTCCTGACGCCGGGCCAGACGGGAAGCTTTGGCGAGTCATTGGGTAATGTTGCAAAGAATGTAGGTGCGGCCCAAGAGGCTGAAAGTAAACGAGAACAAGAAATTGCGCAGCAGAGGGTTGCGGTGGCTGGTCAGGGCCTTGAGCTGCAGCGCTTAAAGTCACGCGACACAGAGCTGTCTAATTATTTAAACCCCACAGGCCCTGTAGCGGGCCCCAAAACAGCCCCAGTGGCTGGACCTTTGTCGGGCGCCTTAGCGGGTCCTAAGGCCGCCCCCGCACCCGCAGCACCTGCAGCATCTGTTGCACCTTCCGCTGGACCGTTGTCGCAAGGAGCGCTCGCCGCACCTGCTGGCGGTGGATTGCCTGCTCCGTCTAAAGCGGATCAAGGCAAGCAAGAAGAATACGACAACTTGAGTCGAATTGTTGCCGCTTATAACAACCCAGAACAAAAGAAAAAATGGATGGAAAGTGGTAGAGGTTCAGAAGAACAATTTATAAATGAGAAAAATTTTTGGGAAGATCGACTTAAAAACATGCCTAGGCCGTCTGCCCCTGCAGCAGCGCCTGAAGTAAAAACAATTGCGCCGCAGGTCGTAACTCAAGGGCCTTTGCCAACTAGGGACAAGCCGCCCGGTTTTGAGGGTGTGGATGGCATTCAAGTTGCTCCACCCAACCCTAACTTTATGTCGGCCCGTGATTACGTTAGGCTGAACCGATTTGATAAGTCAAAGTCCCCCGGCGACCTCATCAAAGAAGGTCAGGAGATTGAGCAAAAGCGCTATCGAGACAAAGAAGGTGGCGTGCTTGACTTGTCGACTGGTAAGTTTTATCAGTACCCAACTGGAAAAACAGAAGAAGTGCAGTTGTACGGTTATCCCGGCACCTATTCAGTTGACGCTCGTACCGCGGCCAGACTTAGCATGTTGGCTGCAAACAATGATCCAGCCTATTACGACTTGGCCAAGCGAGTTGTGGAGGGCCCTCAAAAAGCAGAGGGTAAAGCTGGCGAACCATCACGCATAAAGTCAAAACAAGAACTTGAGCTTGAAAAACAAAAAGCAGAAAAAACGCAATCGACTGAACTTGAAGAGGAATTTGCAACCAAAAAAGACTTTATTCAGCGCGGTAAAGATGCAGACGACACAATTACCTTGGCTAATCAATTTAGAAAATTTGCCGCTGATCCCAATGCCTCAAAAATGTCTGGTATTTTGAATAACGACAAAATTTCTTCAGGAATTGCAATGCTAATTCAAGGCGGTGTTGGGACAACTAACTTCCGTGTGGGCGTACCTGAGATTGAAAATGTCATGCGAAATGCTGGATTAAGCGCAGCAGATCAGGCCAAGTACCGCACGTTTTTGATGTATGTAGCCCAAATGCAATTGGCGCAGACTAAGTACATGAAGGGTTCAGTTTCCAATTACGAGCAACAGTTGATGGGAAGTGCTGGTATCAATGCACAAGACACGCCAGAAACAATTCGTATGAAGGCAGATTTGATGACCCGTCGCGCACAGTTTGATCGTCGCGTTGCAAAAGAATTTAAAAATTCAAAAATGACGGCTGGCGAGTTTTTAGACTCTGACCGCTACGCAGAAATGCGTGATAAGTACAACTCAGATTTGGCCGACCTGTCGTTTGGTGGAAAGATGCTTGTTGAGCCAACCAAGCCGCCAGCAGCTCCCGCAACTAATGCAAACCCACCAAGCCCCGGATACATAAAAGACCCAGTGACTGGAATAAACCGTCGCAAGGTAAAGGGGGAATAACATGGCCAACAAAAATGTTGAACAGTTTATTGACACTTACGGGCCCGTTGCTCAACAAGTTAGCAAAGAGATCAACGTCGACCCCAATGTGTTGTTGAGTCAGTGGGGTTTAGAGAGCCGTTGGGGCCAGACCGATATGGCCAAGAAGCATCACAACTTGGGCGGCGTCAAAGACTTCAGCGGCCACGGCTACGAAGCCAAAGACAACAAGACTGGGTCCGTCGATAAGTACGAAAAATTTGAAGACCCCGAAATCTTTGGTGAGTTTTACGCAGACTTGATTAAGCGCAATTTCCCGCTGGCCGTCAACACCGGAGACGACATTGGCGCATTCACTCGTGGTTTGGCGTCTGGCAAAAAAGGCTCTTACTTTGGCGTGAAACCGCAAGAATACGAGAAGACCCTGTCGAGCTTTTATTCTGCAATACCTGAATCCAAGATGTTGCCCTTTGAGCCGTTGGCACAGCCTGCTGAAAAGCCAGCAGAGCGCGACGGCGATATGGTCATGGCGGATGCCCCGCCGCCTCCCCCGCCAACGGGAGATAAATCTGGGGCAAGCCCGGCGGAGCGGTTTCTTTTTGGCGGTATTGGCACGGCCGCTGGAATGTTGTCTACTGGTGCGCAGGGACTTGGCGCTAGAAACACTGCTGCCGCCGTTAAACGCGCTGGCGCAGAAGAGACAGCCCGCATTGCTGCACAGCGTGCTGCTGGCGTAACTCCTCCCGCAACTCCCGGGGCTCCCGGGGCTCCCGCTTCGGGGGGGCAAAGCATAATGCGCCAGCCCGGCGCTCCATCAACTGGTTTTAATTTGCAGCCTCCCGTTGGTCCAGCTGACGCTGGCCGAATGGCCAAAGGCCAGACTGGAGCTCAGGTTTATAACTACGCAAAATCTCTTGGGTTGCCTGACATTGAGGCCGCAAGAGCGTTGAACAACACCAGAGAGGTTGGCGGCTCTCACAACATAAACGCGGCACGGATTGAAGGTTTGAACAAAATTAAAGGCCTGTTTCCCGGTGAAACTTACGTTGAGAATCCACGGTATGGTGGTGTTATGACCACAGATCAAGGCGTAGGAAGAGGTCCTCGAGAATCTTTCTCTATGAAAGCCCCCGTTGCACCTAACCCTGACCTTCCTTTAGGCCAGCCGGGCGGTTTGTCGCAACTACCTCCTCGCCAACCTATTTCCACGGCACCCAAGCCTCCATCAATTATGTCTCAAGCAATGTCTGGCCTTGAGTCTGTCAATGGCATGTTCAAGAACATGATGAGGCCAGTGGCCACTGTTGGAAAGTATGCCTTGGCACCTTTAGCTGGACTTTCCGCTGGTTTAGATGTTGCTGAAGTAGCCCACGAGTATGACAAGCCAGAGAACCAAAGGGACTATTTAAAGATGGGCCTTAAAGGCGTGGGAGCTTTAAGCGGCGTAGCCTCGATGGTGCCCGGCCCTCACCAGCTCGTTACGGTTCCTGTATCACTTGGCGCCTCCGCAATTCAGGCGTACCGCGAAGACCCTGAGTTTTACAACCAAAAATTGAAAGAATATACTGGCATTTCTCCCTAATTTGAGCGCTTGCTCAGGTTGCCGTGGCTTCGCAGTTGCCTACGGTATTTGACCCCCCGCCTTTCGGGGTGGGGGATTTTTTTAGAGATGTCACATAGAAGTAATTTTATGTAAGCCTAAT